TATAACCGGTGCCTGCTGAACCTTCGTTAGCCCAAGTGTTGACTGCATTACCGTTGCTGTAGTTGTCACTTAGGTATTCATTTTTATAGTGTAGATACGGAGTAGGAAGACTATCAACTGGATCTGGAGGAGTTACAGGGTCTAAACTAGTGTCTAATAGAGTAACGGCTACTGTTTGACTGTTAACAGTTAGTGTGAATGTAAGTGTTTCGTCGCCTTCAGTAGAATTATCAAGAGTAGATTGAACCGTCAATATGCCTATGTTGTTAGTAATAGTAATGTTGCCTGTTAAACTTGCACCGTTAATATCAGCAGTTGCTATTCCTGTTATTGTATATGCTAATGATGTAGCATCAGCTACGCCAGTTGTTCTTACAATAAAGTTAACTTGGTTACCTTCGTTAATAGATGTTTGATCAGCAGTTACATTATAAGTAACTGGAATAGTGTAGCTAGTGCCTGCTGGTATATTAGAAGTAGATGCTTGTACTTCTGAACCCCAAATAGCACAGCTCATGCCACCTACATCTGATCTTACAATTATAAACTGCCCAGGTCCAACAAATATACCAGTTCGTTCGAATACGCCGTTTGGCTCTAGTTGCATATTTTTTTCTAATATAAATGCTTCGTCGCCTAGTGTGCCGGTATCACATACCCCTAGAGTAAAGTCTGCTGTATCAGTTGCGCTTCTATTTACTAGGTTTACTGTGACCGTTGCGGTATTAGCTGCGTCACCGTCATCTGTTTTGTAAACAATTTGTTCTGTGAGTGCTGCAATATCGACTGCTTGTAATCTTCCATTGGCCATTATAAATTCCTACCTCGTTACTTTAGTATATTTATCTCTTAGTACTTTATAACAATTATTTATTCTTTCTACGTGTTTGAAACTTTTTTATTTTTCCAGTATACCACATGACTTTCCATAGAGTAGTCTTACTCATTTTAGGTAATGTATATTCCCACTCTTCTCCAGTTGGACTTACCCACGTACAATGATACCCATACCATATTGCACTCTTGTACCAATTAACACTGCCGCCTTGAGTAATTAGTTTTTCTAGTGTCCAAAAGTAGCAATTGTTTTTTGATGTAAACAATCTATAAGGCCACATCCAAAAAAAGATTACAAATATCCAAAAGGCACAAAACTTACGTCCTAGATCTTTAGTTGTCGATTTACTCATCGCCTAAATTATTAAGAAACTGTCTAAGTTTAGTTGAGTCTGTTTGTGCTCTTATTTTACCTACTGTGTTGCCATCACTAGGATCCTCATTGATAGCATCGTTGTTAACTGGTGTGCCGGCCCCGCGTTTTATTTGATCAAACACTGTAGAACTTTTTTGTGAACTATAACTATCTTGTTCGTCTTCGCCTAAGTCTCTAATGCGCAAACTGTCTACATCAAACTCTAGATCTATCTTTTGTCCAACGCCACTTGAGCTACGTGTCTTCATTAACTGTATCTGATAGCGTCCACGCTCACGCATTGCTCTACTTGTAAAGATACCAATCAAGTTGTCTGCTGTATTGATCTTACTTATACCACCCGAGATATGCGAGTGATCAAACTCAATCTCTTCTACACTGCTTCTGTTTAACTGCGATGCTGTAACAAAGATAGTTTGTAGTTCCATTGCTAAGTTACGCAGTTCCTCTGATACGTACTTGTCTTTTACAAACAAGTTCTCAGCACTAATCTTAGCCGCAATAGGATGCATAAGATCTAGATAGTCCACAAGCAATACGTCTACCTTCTTGCCTGTTTTAATTTCGTATTCTTTTAGATAACTTCTAATATCATTTGCGTTTTTACCTGTGGGCATATACTTAACTTGGAATGCACCGCTCTTCTTGCCAATTATCTTAACCTTCATTTCAACATCGTCAATATTTTTAAAAATGTCTCTACTTGGAATATCTGTAGTCATACTGTCAACACGCATACTAACTAATGCTTCACTAAGCTCAAATGTTAAGTAGACTACATTAAGACCTTGCAACGCCCAGTTCACACCCATGTTTGCTAAGAACAAACTCTTACCTGACCCACTGCCGCCAGCAAAGATATTCAGTTCACCCCTGTTGAACCCGCCAAACAATTTCTTATCTAATGCTGGCCAGCCTGTACTAATCTGTCCATTCTTGTCTTTGATGCCTTCTAATCTGCTTCTTGGATCTGCGAAGTAGTCTGTACCTAAATCTTTTTGTAAGCCTATTTGTACAGCTTTCTTTACTAAGTCTTCACATGCACCATACTCACCTGTTTCTAGTAAGTCAGCACTTTTAAGAATTGCTGCTTCTAATGCTTTGTGCTTAGAGAACGTTTCGAATTCTTGCAACAACCAATCATAATGATTCTCCATTAGATCGCCCGGATGTTTTAAGTTTCCGTCTGTAGCCGCATTAATCATATCAAACGTAGGCAATGCGTTATGCTCTGTTACATAATCATTTAAAAAGTTTGCTTGTGTTTGTAGTCGTCTGTCAAAGCTACCTGGATCAAATACTGCCTGACATCTAACAAACGACTCAGCATCTGTCATCATCATTTCTAGATATACTTTTTGTATATCATATCCATAGTCTGTATTTTGTCTAGTCATTACTTGCCTTTGTGAATACTTTTACATTATACATTGTAGCAAACTCTTGAGCATCTGTCAAGTTATTTACTATAGGTTTACCTTTAATATTTAAACTTGTATTAACAAGCATTGGGCAACCTGTTTCTTTGTGCCATGCTTCTAACAGTCTTCGTATACCGCTGCCATCAGGTCCAACAGTTTGTACTCTGCTTGTTCCATCCACGTGGGTGATGGCAGGATACATATCTCTATGGGTGCAGTTTGCGGTATATTGCATAAAGTTGTTATAGTATCCGTCGAAATTTTCACTTGCATACTCTTGGAGCACCACTGGGGCAAATGGTCTAAATTGTTGTCTTCTTTTGATTTCGTTAACTCTATCTTTAATATGTGTGCCTCTTGGGTCTGCGAGTAGACTCCTGTTGCCAAAAGCACGAGGACCAAACTCGGCACGGCCATTAGCAACGCCACATATGCCAGTAGTTTTAAGTTCTTTAATAACTTCTTCAACTGGGTAATCTCCTGTAATATTATAGCCTAAGAATGCATGATCCATGTTCATGTGTTCTTTTCTATGTTGCAATACGCATCCTATTGCAGAACCTGCATCGCCGGGATTAGGCATGATCCATACGTCATTCCAATCTGACTTTATGGTGCCATTTGCACTACAGTTTAGAGCACACCCTCCCATAAGTATTAAGTTACCCGATGGCGATTTCCATCTAGCCCAGTTGCTTATATACTTGAGTATGTACTGATACACTGCTTGGGTACCTGCTGCAATATCAAACATATCTTGTTCAGTAGTGAGATCTGGCCTCCACCACTTACACCCCCTATGAAGATTGTGTTTTAATTTTACTCTAGGCTTATCATTAAATATTGTGAGCCATCCGTCATGGTTTATAGGGTAGAAAAAATCTTGTAAAATATCATCAAACAGTCTTAGGGGGTCGCCATATGCAGCCATGCCCATAAGAATATATTCATCCTCTTGTGGTTTTAGTCCTACTCTTTGCGTGAGCGCCGAGTACCATAGTCCGATTGAATGAGGATATTGTTGAGAATATATTTTTCGTAATCCTTTGTTTTTGTCTGCGTTCCAGATTGTGAAGGTGTCGAACTCTCCAATGCTGTCAAGACAAATAATAGTAGCTTCGCTAAAAGGACTAGTATAATACCCGGCAGCAGCATGGGAAAGATGATGATCAATATAACGAACAGGAACATGTATCCCATAAGATCTAAGATAGCGTTTAATATTATTTTCGTGTAACCTAATTCCTTGTCCTGCTCTAAACTGTCTAAGAGACTTGACAAGGGGTCTTTCGTACCAAATAACTTCATCTGGTTCTCCCCATTTCTTTGCATAGTCCACTAGCTCTTTATTTAGGTGTGGATCATTCTTTACACCGCTAAAGCGTTCACTGTGACTAGCAAATTCTAATCCTTCGTCTGAAAATACTGCCAAAGCAGCATCGTGACTATTCGCACTTATTCCCCAAGTAATCATTTGTAAATAAAAGGATCCTTTTCTCTAAGCTTTTTTATTTTCTTACGAAACTCTATTTCTTCTTTTATTCTATAATAAGGCCATGTAATTATGTCCCATATCTTTTTCAAAATTCTTTTAAGTAAAACCATTTTTTTGCTCTCAGTTTAATTTTTAAAGGCGACTCTTCCGCTGCTGCTACGATGCTATGCAGTGTGTATAGTCTACCATACCTAGCAACTGCATCGTCAATATCTTTACAATCTTTACTCCAGTCCGGCAAACTTACTTGCCATTCTAAATCTAATGCTCTATACATTAGCTCTCTTCCTGCTTGGTCTCTGTCAGGAACAACGATTAAAGGCTTTTGCAGAGTATTTAACATCATCGCTTGCTGTTTAGATATTTTATTTCCATTTAGTCCACAGCCGTCAATATGGATTGCATCAATTATACCTTCGCATACAACTGTAAATGCTTTAGTACGTTGTGCATCCATATTAAAAACATATCCAGGTTGTGCATCAACAAGATACTTAGGACGTACTTTTTGATTGATAATTCTACTAATATATCCTACTTGCTTTCCGTGATGAGCAAAAGGAATAATAAATTTATCTGCCCATCTTTTTTCTGACGACCAATAATAATCTAAATCATCTAAGTTTAAATTTCGTTTAGCCATATAGTAAAGTACATCTAACAATTCTTTACTAGGATTATTGTTTATGATACTACTAATCTTTACAGAACCTTCAGGCAAAGGTCGCCAATCAAATTCAGGAAGTTGTAATTTAAATTTAGTATTTTCGCTGTCAACGCCTTCATTTTCGCGCATAATTGCAAATGCAATTTTTGTTATATCGTCGTTGCCAACATTTAGATATTGCAAAAATTCTCGCATCTTATGAGACATATTCCTGCCAGGTTGCCAACTTGTTTTAAAGCCACAATTAAAACAATGATAGGATACACCATTTTCGGCAAACATTAGTCCGCCGCGCATTCTTTCATCATGAGCATGTCCTTTATGATGACAGCAGGGAGCATTAAAAGACGTCCAACCACTTGGAGTCTTCTTAGTTCTTCGGCCACCTATAGTAGACTGAATCATATCGATTAATTGGCTCATATTATTATTATAATATAAGATTCAATGATTGTCAATCAGTTTCTAACTAAAATTTTGTTTATTTTATCTGCTGGATTAGCTGTTGCTTTGAAACGTAAATAATTAAAAACGCCATAAAAATTTACTGGCTCTGGTTGCGTTTCTGAACCAGTAAACGATAATGTTGCTATGTCTGCCCAGTTAGTTGTACCTGTGATTTGATTATCGAGAGTAATTTGAACTGTAATATCGCCATCATACGCACTAGAATATACTGCCGCTGTATGTAAGGCATCGTTGCCATTCAATGCAGGTTGTGCGTCAACAGTTTCACTATACCAAATATCTACACCTACTGCTTCTTGCTGAAACGTAGATATAGAATATGTTGGTAATGGTCCTGGAAAAGTTCTTGCATTTACAAATATTGTAGCATCGTTGTCAAAGTTTGTATCAGAGTAAGTAAGTGTTTTATCATTAGCAGAATCAACAAGATAAATGTTGTACGATAGATATTGTTGTTTAACATTTAGTAAGTTGTTTTCTGTTACATTGACTTTAAATGTTCCTCTTGTTGTTGTTGAGCCGTCATCTAAAACTGTACCTTCTTTCTCAATAATCATATTATTGTTTTCGTCAAACGCAACAAACTTAGGTGTATAGTTTACAATATCTAAAGGTTTTTGATCTGCATTAACTACTTTAAATTGTAAGACATTGTCGATGCCTTTATATACTTGTAATTGTCTATTATACACTGGTCTATACTCCGTTATGAATCCTGCCACATCTGCAACAATGTGTGTCCTGTTCGAGACTAAATATCTAGGTACTAATTGCATATTATTATTTATCGGAATCAAATGCTAACGAAAGAAATACAAGAAAATTTTCCCTTCCTGAGCGTAGTAACCTATGGTGGGAATGAATACATTGGTGTCATAATTAATCAAGATGCAACAGTGACTTCTATGTATGTTTATACAGAACTACGTACTAAAACCGAGCAAGCTTCATTTTTAGAATTAGGTGAAGTATGGTGGTGGGAGTCTAATAGATTAATACCTATTAATATATTTTTAAAGAATGAAATGGACTCTTACAAGTATTGTATTATTACAATGAACTCAAAGGACGTAAGAGTTATGATAGGGCCATGTGTTAATATTAGTAATATGTCTGTTAAACGAATTAAAAGAAAAAGTGTACAGCTTGTACGTAAGCCACCTAAGTAGTTTGCAGATCTTCACACAATAAATTCATATGTACAACACAAGCAATTGCGTAAGAAATAGCATGTGCTTTCTTAAAGTAGTATGAACTATCTGTAGGTTTAATCCATACTTCCTTCATTATTGTTTCCCAACTTTCTTTCAATAGGTACCTCTTGGCCGGTCTGATGATAGCTAGGACTGCTGCTAGTTGTTGTATGTTTGTTGGACGTAAAGTTCTGAGTACGTCTCCGTGATTGTTGAGATGAAACACGCTGTCGCTGAAATCGTTGTGAAGCAAAAGTTCCCATAATGGTTCCTTATTCATTAGTTGGGTAAGATGTTTTTCATCTTTTACTGTTTTATAGATACTTACATTTAAGAAATCTAATTTAAAATAACCACGTTCTTCTGCAGTCTTATGTTCGATTGTGCTTATATTGTCTACAGGATTATGCGGTACTTCAGTTGCATATACTCCTGTGTTATGTTTTTTTCCGCTATCTAATTTAGCCACACGATGTTTTAGTTTACCTAATATAATATCTCTGTCAGCAAAGTCTATATCAATATCAGGCATGTAATTTTCCAACCTTTATTGCTTTCTTTTTTGCCATGTCCCATTTTACTTTGCTTACTCGATCTTTAAATGTAATACCTTGTAAATGATCGTATTCGTGCAAATAACATTTTGCACTATAGCCTTCTATCTTTACAACTTGCTCTTGTAAATTTTCATTGTAAAATTTTGCTAGTATTTCTTTAGGACGAGTTACTTTTATAAACATATCAGGAAAACTTAAACATCCTTCTATGTCTAAAATAGTTTCTTTAGTGTATTGTACTATTGTAGGATTGATACATATTGTACTATTTTTTGCACTGTCGCCCATAACAAATACTTGTGCATCAAGACCAATTTGATTAGCACTTAGACCAATGCCATTACTTGCAAGCATTAATTCGACCATTTGATCTTTTAATTCAATAGGATCAAATTCTGGATCTTCTATGTTAACATCTTTTACTTTTTTATTTAAAAAAGGATCTGGATAATATATTAGTTTCATAGCTGACTCTCTTTTGCAACATCTTTTACTAGTTGTACATCTGAAGACATACGTTTAAAACGTATTGCCCAATGTTCTGGATTAATTACATGATACACTAATGCAAGTTGTTCGTCATTAAACTTACTTAGCATTTCTTTTCCTGTAGGACAATTTAGTATTAACCAAGGACTAATCTTGCCATCCCTAATATCCCAAACTGCTTTATTCAAACTTACGTGATAAAAATAATGGTTCCATGGCGCACTTTTATCTTCAGCCCATTCCATCATTGTTTTTACACTACGTTCTAATGCTGTTGTTACATCCTCTTTAAGTATAAATTCTAGTACATATTTTTCATACATTTCATCTCTACACCAGTGGTCTAATTTTACGCCACTAGTAACAACATAGTCAATATACTTGTCAGGGTAAAGCGGTCGAACGTTAGATATAAAACTGCCAAATTTAACGAACGCATTGTAATAAGGACTTGCACAAAAATCTTCATATGTTTTTTCTTTTTTTGTTCCTGCACTTAACTTGTAAAAACGACCAAATGCATAAAAGCCGTGGCGCACACGTTTTTCATCTTTTTGCAAAGCTCTGCGTTTTTTCTCGCACATATGAGCAGCTAGCGTCTTTTCCTTTACAAAAGAATTTCCGCAGTATTCGCACTTGTATGCTTTTTCAGAGTTTGATTGTAATTTCATGATCTTCTGCAAGTTGTTTGAGTTCTTTTTTTGTAGATAATCTAGCAAGTAATTCTACCTCATCTTGTTTCATATTTGGATTTATTTGCTGTAATAATTTTATAGCATTATTATTGCCTTGCTTTTTCTTAAAGCCAATCCATGCATGTCGTCTTATGTCACTATTTGCGTTATGTAGAGAACATAGTAATTGCCACTGTAGCTTAGGATGTCGTACTCCTAACTCATTCCAGTTTTTATTATAGATTTGATTAGTCATAACAACAGCAAGTTCTTGTGCCTCTCTACTGCCTGTTACTGAACTTGCATACCTATTCAACAGCCAAAAGTTTACACCTTTTTTCTGTTCGTCTGTAAGTTCGTCCCAAACACCTTTGGCGTTGCTGTCTAAACATGCTAGTACATCTTTTACTGGAAATGCTTGCTGTGCCATTCTTCTACATCCTCCGGAGAATTTATCTCTACTCCATTATATTGTACACTCAAAACTCCTATTTGCCAACCGTTTTTTAACCATCGGAGTTGTTCTAATTTTTCTACTTCTTCTTCTTGGCTAATTTCTAATCCACTATACATTTCTAACGAATTGCGCTTGTATCCATATATTCCTAAATGCCAATCACCGTATCCGGTCATGCCTCTACCAAACCATAAAGCCTGATCTCCTGCACGTACCATCTTAACTGAATTAGGATCTTGTTGTTTTTCAACTGGCATATCTGTAAACACTGTTGTTACGGAATAGTGTTTTAGGTGCCAAAGTACTTGATCAATCATTGCAATGCTTACATCGGGCATGTCTCCCTGAACATTAATAAACTGATTATATTGATTTAACTTATCCCAGTTTGCAACAGCGCCGGCAACTCTTTCAGTGCCGTTTGCATATGATGCAACACTTTCTTCTTCAATCCAACACTTGCCCGGACCAAACATATTATATATCCGCATATCATCAGTAAGTACATACGTTGGTATCTTAGACGCTATACAAGCGTCATACACACGTTTTATCATAGGAACACTATCCAACATACATAACGGCTTACCTTCAAAGCGTGTGCTACCGTAACGTGCAGGTATTAGTATCGCAGTATCATTCATGTTATTTCCTTTACATTTTTACCACTACAGTATATGTTACATATATCGCAACCTATACCTTTAGACAAATTATCGTAAAAGTGTACCCATTCAGAAGATTGGGTTACTTCTTCTACATTTGTTATTTCACTTAACTTAAACTTTTCTTGTACTAGATCTTTCATATCACTTTCAAACAAGTCAGGTTTATCTGCCCAGCAACAAGGCAAAATGTAACCTCTAGCAGTATGACCTAATTCATGGTCCGAGTTAAGGCATTTTGGGAATATGGGTTTCATAATCTCTTGCTATAAAATTGTTAGTTGGTTTATATCTATCGTCTTTCATAAATCTACTTGATATTACTTGTTCAAAAATTATACCAAGTGATTCTGCTATTTCTTTACAATCGTTAACGTGTTCCTCATTATATTTAAAAGTAATCATTCTCCAGGTAGTGTTTAATCCCATTTGAACACATAACTTCATTGCTTCAAATAATTCATTACCTTTTTGATTAACTCTATATATGTGACTTTCTTCAGGATACCCATCTAAGCCAAATATCCAACGTGCATTAGGATTTGAGTTGAACGCTTTTTTGTACCATGTTATTTTTTTACCAGTTGCCGCATTATGTACTTCACATGGTATATTTCTTTCATAATTAATTTTTAAGAAGTCTATAAACCATTTATTCATAACAGGATCTGATATATTACCACAAAAGTTTATATAGTCAAAATAAGATATAATTTTTTTATATTCTGATATAGTCATGTCATGCCCGGGCACACGATAACCATTGTGGGTGTACCACTTGCGTGTACACCTTGGACAAGCCAATGTGCATTTATTACTAATGTCTAAATTAATTGCCGGAATAATGAAGCCCCACAATATCTCGAACTACAGTTTCAAAGTCTTCTAGCTTTAACATATTGGGACCATCACTAGGTGCATTGTCAGGATCAGCATGAACTTCTATAAAGAAATTCCTAATCCCCAAAGCACTAGCTGCCCTACATAAACCAGGAACGTAATTCCTATTGCCGCCGCTACTGCCTCCAAGAGCACCTGGTTTCTGTACTGCGTGTGTGGCATCAAGTACCACAGGGGTATTATAATTACTAAGCATGTAATCCAAGCCAGTAAAGTCAACAACAAGGGTATTGTATCCAAAACTTGTTCCTCTCTCCGTTATCCAAACTTCTTTGGCACCTTCTGTCTTTGACAGTATACCCTTCATGTCCCAGGGTGCAAGGAACTGGCCTTTCTTAATATTTACTATTTTATCTGTAGCACATACTGCTTTTAGTAGATCAGTTTGTCTACACAAGAATGCAGGAATCTGATAGACATCAACTGCATACTTAAATTCTCTTTCAATACGTGCAACCTGCACATGATCATGCACATCAGTTAGTGTCTTTACACCTAACGTATCCTTTAGTGCTAAGAAGTCGTTGAGTGTTGCATTCATTCCAACACCGCGCTCTCCTTGTAAACTACTACGATTAGCTTTGTCATAACTTGCTTTAAAGTAATAGTCAATGCCATACTTGTCGCACACACGTTTACACTCTTTAGCAATTTTTGAGCTCTGTGCTAGTCCTTCATGTTGACATGGTCCTGCTATAATTCTCAATGGTTTCTTCCTCCGTCGAATACACATACAAAGTATGCGCCGTGTGGTCCTGCATGTACACGATGGAATACTCCATCTTCAATTAAAACTACATCGCCTTCTACAAATGAAATAGAGCTTTTATCTAATTCCATTTTGCCGCTACCTTTAATAAAATAATAAACTTCTTCTTGTCCGGCATGCGAATGGCCGCTTGTACTCATAGATGGTTTTAAATCTGTACTACTTACAATAAGATTTTTTAATGCTGTATTATCTTTGACAATATATCTTTCATCTTCTTTTACAATATTGCCGCCAATGTCACTGTTATTATACTTCATAGCTCTCCTTAATTAAAAAATATGTTGTTACCAATTTATCCATTTGTAACTTTAGTGCAGGATTTGCGTCTGCAATTTTACATAAGTCTTTCCATTCACCGTAGTCTAATAGATCACCTTGCTCTCTAGCTAGTGCTCCTGGGTCACCTCCAATAGGCCAACGTGGTATGTTGTTATAGGGTGCATCTCTATATCTAGCATAAACTACTCCGTTTGCTCTTTCATATATTAATGCTTGTTCAGGAATCATCTTATCCATACTTATTTCCTCTTTGTAAAAATATAAATACCTTCAAATTTTTCGAAACCATCTTGTTTGCCGTTGCCCACTCCAGGCCTAGTGTTTAACATCATTTTCACTGTTTGTGTATGCTTAAATCCTAATTTCTCTGCTGTTTCAATCCATCGGTCAACAACTTTAAATTCTTCTTTGGGTGTCTTATAGTCTGCAATGTTTGTTGCAAATATACCATCATCATTTAACCCTTTGTGTATGTTCTGCATAGTAGGTACCACATAGCCCTCAAACCAGTTATCTAAACTATCAAATTGATTCATACACTGTGTAGGCTCATCTGAATACTTCTCTAAGTTAAAGTAAGGTGGGCTACTAAATGCACAATCAATGTCCTCAGGCACAAACTCTTCGCTTACACTTTGATGTATTTCTCCTTGTCTGCCGCCTGCTTGTTCAATAAATTTATTCAGCAGTTTTAAATTTTCAACTGTTTCTGTATTAGGATCAACACCAACATAATTAAGTTGAAGGTTGCTGCTTGTAACACCAAGTAGTCGCCCTCCGTATCCACAACTATAATCATAAACACGCCCCCATAACACAGGACAACAATGCTCAACAATTGCACGAGCATTTTGAGCTTTAAAGTTTTGAATATTTTCACCTGTAACTAATTCAAGTGCTCGTCTAATGGCAGTAGGGTAAACAAGATTATTGCCGTCTCTAAATTCAAAGCAAATACGAATTGCTCTACGAAGTTTTGCATCATCATAAAATCTATCTTTAAGACTATTTGAACCTCTTCCTTTAGGTTCTGCTGTCATCATGTTAGGGAATAAAAATCTATTAATTGTTTGGCCTTTGTTATTGCCCAACCCTATCTTGCCGTCTTGCACACTATTATAAGAGCTATTACGAAAAGACTTTATAGCCTTAATTATACCTTGTTCAGTATAATAGATAATTGGAACTAAATTGATACTACGATATAAATTAAATACTGCATCAATAGTTCCTTGAGGATCATTCTTATATGTTTCGTTTGTAAAATTATCAAACTCACTGTATAACGGTTCATATCCTGTAAACTCGTTACTGTATATATTGTCTGATTTTATATTCCAAAACGAATATATTTTATCTAACATCTAACCTCTTTTCAAAAGCGTCAAGTAATGGTAGTAAGTCTTGTTTATGTGATGTAATTATTTTGTTATCAAATATACTGTTTACCACTAACGATAGTTCGTTATCCTTGTCAATTAATTCAGTTTCTACACGAAACTTACTTTTTATTAAATTTAATGCCTTTTCTTCTAATGCTGCAAACATTATACTTCTACTCCGCTTGTCCTTTCTTTTGCACTGAAAACAATATGCACACGATTTTTGTTACGAGACAACATTAATGCAGAATGTTTTTTTGTTGCATCAAGAACATATAAACTACCTAGTTCTTCCATCTGATGCATAGAACGATCTTCAGTCATAAACCAACTATCTTCGTTTGTGATAACTGGCACATGTAATCTTATACTATTGTCATTATGAAAAGTTAATGCCCTATTGTTAGCATCCATATTCATAAATCTTCCTCTACCTACAATCCAGTCTTTTTGAAGACATTCATATAACTTTTCCATAGCTGTGTCTTTGTATATAAAGTGTAGATGATTCCATTCCCATTCTAAATTTACAATTCTATTAACTGTTTCAGTATCACCTGCTTTATATTTTGTAACGTCTTCTTGTGTTAGGTAAGAACGCAAGTCTCCTACACCTTCTTTCAAGTCGTTAGACCCTCTAGATGTAATCATTATTTGATGACTAGTGTCATTGAGAGATTTGTAAACTTCTAATAGTGCTTGTGAATCAAACGTTTTATCTGTCTTGTAAATTTGGGGCATGCATTATACTTCTGTACCGCTAGTACGTCTTACAATATCATTATGATTAAATTCTGCCCAATATAATTCAAAAGCAACACCATCTTCAAGTCCTTCAAATTGATGTACTTTGCCCGGTTTAACTTGTGTAAAATCGCCTGCTTCTAAAATAGTTTCATCAAGCAGTCCTTGATCGTCTTGCCAAACACGAACAATCATCTTACCCGATTCAACAAAAAATCCATTCCATTTATATTGGTGCTCATGCTCAGAACATTTATATCCCGCTTTAAATTCAATACGATGAAACTCTAATACACCGTTTGCGTGAATCAATTCTGTCTGACCCCAAATTTTTCCTGCCTTCATTTTATTACTCCTTTATAACTTAAATGCAAGGACTGCAAGTATTGCAATTAAAAGTACATTAGTAAAAGCTATTTCAATTGCTAAAATTGTGTGATACCATATCCATCTGGTCTTGTATGCATTTTCAATTGTAAGTTCATTAGGATCTACATCATCCTTCATCATGTCAATTACAATTGTTTCTTGTTTTACTTCTGCTTCTTTTTTTAATTTAAATATGCTTAACCAGTCCATTTTCCTTCCTATTCAATGTAGTCTTTAAAATATTCCTGTGCTTCGTCCCAATATATACATCCATGACCGTTAGGTATACCGGGCACAAAACATAACGTCCATCTGCCTTGATCTGTAGGATTAAATGTACTATGCAGTAATCCTACATTAACTAGACTAGGCCGATTAGTATTTTTCTCATAAACTAATGTACAGTCTTTCTCTTCTGCAAGTACATTGGTATGTTGTCTTTCAGAGAATTGATCTGCATCAGCCGAGTCTACTCCTTTGTAGTTTGCCTTTACATCTTCAATATCAGTATAAGCTTCTGTTACATCAGATGTCCACCATCGCATAACGCCTTCAGGTGGTCCCCATGTAACATTAATTTTTACATGGTCTGTAAATGTTTCATCGTCGCAATGTATTGGCAATGCGCCGTTGTTTGGCGGAGTGTAAAACACTTCTGTATGTCTTACTTCTAAACCTAAACTACTTAACCATTTGTCTATATTTTTATCACGATATTCGTTAATATCAAAATGTTTCATTTGATTAGGAAATTCGCCAAACATATCATGCTTGGCTATTTCAAATGGTAAGTTTAAGTATCTATGGAATCTATTTTCTATCATTTTAAAACAACAGCGAATAATCTATAATTTCACATTGTCTGCTAATATCCTTAACAAAAAATGCACACAATGGGTTATCTCCTTGTGTTATTGGTACACTTAATAATTGTCCGTTTTTCATTTTAGGAAAATACCATTTTACATCTGTATAAAAATTAGTTATTTTAATATCTCCATATTCTAATTTAAAACTACTTAACGGGTTAAAAAGAAACGCTTCAAATCCTCTATCATTAATACTAGTCAATGGCAGTATTTCTAAGTCGGCTCCTACTGACGAATCACCTACAGCAATATGCCAATCTACCGGCATAGTAATTTCTTGTCCTGCAATTTCTAATACCATAGCTGGCGAGCTAAATGATTCTAGGAAAATTAAAGGCACAAAGAAAAAATCTGGTTCTTTTGGATCTGAGTTATCTAAAACTGCAAATCTTACATCGTCGTCTATTTGTTCTGGTAAGTCTTCTAAACTAAAGGACTTATCTTCTAAAGTTAATATTCTCATTAATTCCAATCCACCTTTTCGATAGTAAAGGGATACTCTGCTTCTTTGTAAAATTTCTTACGCTGAGTTAGATGTCGCTTCGCATACTTACACGTTGATGTAAGATCCCATATTTGCACGAAGTCTTTGTCTTTTGCCTTTCTTACGCCTCTACCAATTGATTGAATAACACGAACAAAAGATTTGCCCGGTTCAATAAGAACAAGATTAAAAATACGGGGAATGTTAAGACCCACAGCAGCAACTCCGTAAGTTGCAATAATAACTTCATTATCGCCATCACGTATTGTGTCATATGTTTCTTTTCGGTCCTTAACTTTAACACTCCCGCTTACAAATGTACTTCCTGGTATTAGTTCTGCAAGCATTTCTCCTGCACTAATCCTGTCCACAAGTATAAGTGTGTTACCCGAATCTTTAATTGTTGTTAGTAACTTGCCTATGTATTCTAATCTTGATTGATTAGATGTTAAATATTTTAATTCTTCTTGGTAACTACTGTGCGCCACTGTGTCAATTAATTGTACTACGTTAACATGACATTGCGATAACACACCTTTATCTTGTAATTCTTTTGCACTAATTTGTCCTATAACTGGTCCAAGACTAGCGTGAATACTTTCGAATTCAAACTTCTCTCTAGGCACTGTGCCAGTTAGGCCCCAGCGAATTGGGGCATTACGTAGGTTGCGAGTAAGCAGATTTTTAAGAACTTCTGCTTTCGCCATGTGTACTTCGTCGACAATAATAGTGCTCACGCCTTCTAAGAATTCAGCGAGCGAAAGTACCGCCGCGCCGTCTTTGTGCTTCTTGTCAAGTATATTTAAACTTTGCCAAGTGCAAATAGTATGAGTCTTACCTAATTGCTTTCTGTCGCCGAAGTACACACCTACGTCTAATCCACAATTAACATAGTCTTCTTCAGTCTGCTCAACCAAGGACTTATTAGGCACAATTACAATGCTACGCCCGTAAGGTTCACTGAGATGTGATAACGTAGCTGTTGTAATTGTTTTGCCTGCGCCTGTAGCAATTTGCTGAAGACTTTGTGGATTAGCAATAAAGTTGTTGATTGCTTCAACTTGGTAATCTCGCAGAATAATTTCTTCACCTTCTGCAGGGTGTCCTTCCGGCCACGCAACGCCTTGGTCTGCCCAATAGCGTTCTGTAACTGGGTTGAATTCTAATTTAATTGGATGTCGTTTATCTTCAATGTCTACTATTTGAACATTATTTTTTTGTAAAACTTGACTAACAATGTCAAGATGATTAACATAACCAGTGCCGCCAATGCCAAAAAAAGCAACCTTTCCATCCCAACGACCAAGTTTATATTGTGGCATGTATCTTGCGTAAGGCACTTCAAACTTGAGAGCGTTCGCAAGCTTCCTTCGTACGTCAACCTCTAATCCTTCCAATTTTATATTAACTTCATCTTCAATAATGAGTCTGCAACTACCTGCCATACGAATAACCTCTTAGTCTAAATGGACTAATTATCTCTTCATGAAATACAACAAGATCTGTAAAATGTTCAATATAAGTGTTTACTTCTTTTGACAACGTACTAGTAAAACTAAATGAAGCTACAGGATTCCATTCATTATGGGAAATTAAAATTTTAGGAACTTTCATTGTACTAATATACACTATTTTTGTGTCTTTGTCAACCCAATTGTTTAATTTCTTTTCTTTTATATAACTATTAAAATCAGTAGTTCCGTCTTGCCTAAACAATACAGACTGTAAATTAGTAGGCACTATATCTCTTAATACAGTTTGAATTTGATATAGTTGATCTAAAGCATTAGTATCGTCAAGTGGAATAATTAATGGAAATTTATCAAGTTCATATAAACTTAGTAAAATATTAACTAACAAATTATCTTTTGGAGAGCTGTGAAACATTGTTTTTGATCTAAACGCTATATTATCTGTTAGCGTAATAGGTTGCGGCAAATTCATAAAATAGCTATGCCGTAATCTTCTATCAGCAACTTTTGAAAAGTTGTCAGCAGATATTTCTCCTATCTCATTTTTTAAATTTGTTATCATTTTCTCCGAACAGTTATGCAAATTATATCCGTCAAAATATGGCAAATAAGAAAATTTGTTTTTCTTAATTGTTTGTATTTCTTTATATCTAGATATTAAATTTTCATCTATATCAAAGTCTTTATCAATAAATTGATCAAGAACAAGATCTATATTGCGGTCGTTAAAAGTAAAATAGTGTGAATGAGATCCTTTATCATGTCTGTAAAACGTAGCATGATTTGATATTGCATTGACACAAATAATTAAAGATTTCTTAAATGGGAAACGTACTTTTATTTCGTCATCAATTACTTTTATATACTTGCTTCTATCAATTTGACGCAATGGCTGTCTAAGTTGAGTAATGATAAATTCAAAATCACAATCTAAATTTTCAAATTGGTCTTTGTACTTTGTTAGTTTTTCTTGCATTAAAGCAAATTGTTTATCAGTAAGTGCAGTACCTTTGAACACTTGTCTAGCGATGCTATGCATGATAGTCTTGTCACTATTATCTATAGTAACAAGGTTAGTGTGATGAAGGCCGGCGGCAGCTTCAAGACAATCTTCTATGTTCAATAAAGTTCTAATCATACACTAAGTATAACTTAGAATAACTCAGATGTCAAGTTTTTTAATGGTAACCCTTGTGATATTTCTTCGATAGTATATTCTGTATGTGCATAGTCATTAAGCCATTGTTGTCTATCTGGCATCAAAGGAGATTCGATATCGTGTAAGAAGTCTATATCGTTGGCCACATCATAAGCAAGACTGTGAGTGCTAACAAAAGCAGGAACGCCTTGGATGACACTATGTACCCCAGGATTACTACTGTAACTGATAGTACAATATACATCATCAAACCCCATATCAAAAGAATCATAAGTGCCGTTAACATGTTGAGGCTCTTGTCTTGTTACGTGCCTAAGTCCACGTTCGATATGTTCTAGTCTACAACGTGGATGTGGACGAAATATAATAGGACGTTCTGTATGTTTGCGTATTTCGTCGTATGTGTTTAAAAACCAATTACTCATTCGTGGCATGTGTTGCCACTGTAGGCTTTTATCGTGTTGACCGCATATTAGTATGTATTGGCCATCAGTGCGCCACGGTTTTAGAAATAGCCCAAGATCATTGCTGCGAGTATTACAAAAATCACCGGAATTAAAATAACCATCACGATTGATTCCATTGAGCCCTACTTTCCATGTTACACCTCTATTTATTCCTCCGACTTCAAGGACTATAGTAGGCTTTTTGTTTTCCCAGACAGCTTTGTTTCTAGCCATGCGGCCGTAGAAAAGAACACTCCAAATAACATTAATGTCGGAATCGTTACTGTTATAAACAACAGTATGGCCAGCGTCCAACAGACCAGTTGCAAAAGCATCAAACACCGGTCCACTATTAAGTGCGCCATAATCTTTCCATAAACTAAATTTCATTCCAATATGCTTCTGTTCTATTAACCATAATGTCTTTCTTAAGACTTTTCCCTGTGTCTTTGCGTCCGCCTTTCATATGATCAATCCATTGTCCTAATGGACCGTTAATTAACGGATGTCCTCCGCCACCAGTTTTAGCAGTTTGCACATAGATATTTTCACTATAGTCATGCGCTGTTGGAAAGTCTGCTTTCATATTGTTAAGAATGTGGCCAAACACAAAACTGTCATGCCATTCGTCTAACAAAAACATTCCGTTTTCTGCATCTTCGTACATACGTTCAAACTCTTTAAGGAACTCGTGACACACAGGATGATTTAAATTTAATCCGTAGAAGCCACACTCTGGCCATGTCTGTGATCCTTTGCCTCTGCCAACGTATGTGATCCAAGCATTACTTGGTAGCAACTCTATAAACTGCTCATATGTCCAGTCACTGTGTACATATGTGTCTGCATCCATCCACACACACCAGCTCTTAGAGCGTTGTACAGCGTCATACACAGCATAAGTTTTGTTAGCAAATCTAACTGCATCCCATTTAAATTTCTTATGCCAGTCTCTTGGTCTACGTGCTTTAATATTGTCTGGTGGTATACCATTTGCCTTAGGTACATTGCTCCAACGTTCTTTAAATGCTACAAGTTTAGGTAGTGCTTCTTTTGCATTTAGAATTGTAATTTGTTCTGGATTAGGATTAATAGGTGTACAGTCTTCTGCGTATACTAACAATTTAATTCTATTGTCAACACGTTCTGCAAAACTATCTAAAAAACGCTGTCCGTATGTTTCTAATCCTGGTTGATGAAACGTAGTTAGTACTGTTACTTGATTGCCCATTTGCGTAAATGCCTCCATGCTGTTCCATCTTTTAATTCATCTAACGACCAATGCATCTGCGCCATACGTTGTATCCAAAGTTCTCTATCAAGTTCTTTAGGGTCTTCTATTTCTGCAAGAGTTTTTTGAGATACCATTGCTGCTTGACTACGCTCAGGATCAGTTACAAATAACGGTACACCTTCTATTGCAGCAACAACTCCCGGACTACTGTTATGGCTTATAACAGCATACGCTTGTTGCATATCTTGTAGTAAGTTTTCTGATGTGCTAGGTGTTACTCCGGGTAGTCTATATCGTTGTAAAGCTCTTATATGCTGTAATTTATCTTTATCGCCTGGATGAAAGCGTACCATTATTTGTCTATCAGTATATTTTCTAAGTAACTGAATATTTTTTACAAGCCAGGGCATAATATGTTTTCCATCCATGCTCCAGCCACCGTTACGCTGACAACATATTAAAATGTATTTGCCTGCACCTTTTTTATGTTGTTTTAAAGTAAACCCTATGTCTCTACTAATTTTTTCCCAACGTGTAGGATCCGGATTATTATTACAATATTCACCTGTAGTAGGAAACACGCCATCATAACTGTACCTTAAATATTTTTTTGAATTGTTGTTATCGTATGCTAGGAATAAGTTTGCATCAACAATCATGCTACGTTTATGTTCTCTATTTTGTTTTTCAAATACAGATTTGCGTAAAGTTAAATGTTTTGCTATTTTACTACCCGGATGAACAAAACCTTGTACAACAGCTACATCACATTCTACAGGATTATAATCACAGACAATTTCTCCTTTGTCTCCAGCTGCCCATACCCCTTCGATAAAATTTACAATAATTTGAGGCTTCTCTGGGTTTGTATTTCCAGGAGGTATGCCCATTAAATACGAAGCTACTTTTATAGTCATTGTTTACCTTCCTGTAGTATTTTCCAAGCTGTACCATCTTCCATTTCAAATTGTGTAAATTGTGCATATGATAAATGTGTAAGGAAGCTTCTCATTTCTTCTTTGGTTGGTATCTTAGGATTCTCTATATTATCTAAATCAGTTTCGCATATAAGTTGCGCAGCGTTTGGTCCTAGCGTAATAGCAGGTTTGCCGCACATTAATGCTTCTGTAGCAGCAATACTGTTGTATGTTACTAAACAATGTACATCATCTTGAAGTGCATCTTCTATACTCTTTGTACTAATACGTTCGCTACGTATTGGCTTCATACGTATTTCAATTGGTCGATCGGTTTTAGTTTTTAATTGTTCAACTAATTTTTCTGTCCATTCTTTTGCTGTACCTTGATTAAACATATTCATTACTTTGTCACTAGGCGGGCAAACAAGTATTTTTCTACCAGAAGTAAACGGCGTCCATAATTCTTTCCATGTTTTTTGCAACTGTAATTCTAATCTAGCACCATCACGCGGAATAATTGTTTCCATGTTTTGTAATGCATTGTATGTTATACGGTGCCAAGTTTTATGCTTTCCATTTCCAAAGTAACCAGTATCAATTGCATAGAATGGTCTGCCTTCATTCCAACATCTTTTAATAGCTTTTTGACTTCCGCCGCCAAGCCCTCTAATAATTAAAGTACTGTCTGTTTGTTCTTCAGTTTCCCAATTAGATTCTTCGCCACCTACACCAATCATAAAACTACGTAAGTAAGGGTCGTAATCATGCCCTTTTTTTGCGTAGTTGTTGCCGCCTGAGCTATCAATTGATGCTACTTTAGCCATATACGTTATACCTCATTTTCCATCATATCAAATAATTCTGTTTTCCATTCTGCATGAAACTCACAGTCTCTATAATTTTCAAACCACGGTCCGCCTTCTGTAAAGTGTATTAACTTTGGTTTTTTAATGTCGTCATACACACCTACTAAGTAGTTCCATGTATGATCCAGTTTACCAACTTCTTCATCTTTTAACCAACTAAATCTATGGAAGTATGCTCCATTAAGTTCTGTATCATTTACCATGTCCTGTGTAAGTCTAGCATTACTAGGGTGCGCACAATTGAACAGTACAACACTTGACCAGTTCTTACGTGGGTAGATAGTTTGCTTTTGTCCATCCATCTTCATGCCTTCTTTAGGTGTGTAATCATGTTGCACACACATAACAGCGTAGTTGTCATCTGCCTGATCAAATAGTTCTTTAATGTCTGTAGTAAGGATCATGTCACAGTCCATAAACACTGCCCAGCCTTTAAAGTTAGCAAGTTCGGGTACTAAGAAACGTGTAAAGGTAAATTCAGTGCTTGCAAGTTTGTCTGTGGGTCTAGTATACCAACCTGCATCTCGTAGCTCTTGTTGCTTTAGAGGCTGCACTTCTGCGTCTTTGCACCTAGCAATAATACTGTGCTTGCAAACTTGGTAAGCAATATCTTCTCTTGTGTCATAACCTACAAATACTTTCATCAATCTCTTCTTTCTATATCATCTTCGACACATTCTTCACCCCATTGTATTTCGAGTATATGTGCGTTTACTGTTCCAAAATTACTTGGCTTGTGCCAAACTTCTTTATTAATTTCATATGGTAATCGGTGAGGCTCTAACTGTACTGAGGTAGTGTTGCCATGCCATTCTGTTGTCATGTCTACAGTTCCTTCTAGTACAATCCATTGTTCTGATCGTTTAAAGTGTTTTTGATCACTTAATGACTTGCCTGGATAAATTACAAGTTCTTTAACTTTATAACCTTGTTCGGGTTTATGATCTAACACACGCCAGTAACCCCACTGACGTTCTGTTTTTTGTGTTTTCCATTCATCCAATATCCAACTACTACTATTTGCTTTATTCTCTCCGCCTACTCCAAATACAAATTCTACATCAGAGTGATCACCATATATTTTATATTCGGGCGTAGTAGTATCTGTTCTATCTCCGCCATTAGCAAATATTATTTTACCAATATTTGTTGCCATTGTTTTATATATGGCTCCGCATGCACTATTATCGCTATCGTCAAAACAAATAACATTGTCTACACACTTTAATTCTTTTATAAGTGCAATACGCTCGTTTAGTGGCATAAACGGTCTGCCTTTTTTTCTAGTTAGCCATTCGTCTGAATTAACACCAACAACTAACTTATTTCCTAATTTTTTTGCTGCCTTAAAATAGGCAATGTGTCCGCTATGAAGTGGATCAAATCCACCAGTGACTAGTACAACCTTTTCCATAAAAATACTTATCTAGTAGTATGTTACAAATTTAAAAACGTGGTTCGGCAGCGGATAGTCTTTCTTCTAAACTGTAAGACTTAGGAACTTTCGTTACAGTTCTTTTAGGCCACATGTAACGTAATTTAGATTTGTAATGCGTAATTTTTGCATTTTTTTGTGGCTGTTTAAAATAAAAATTATTATAGATTGTACATGGAAAAATTTTAACAGTCATATTATGTAATTTTCTTTTACGCAAATAATCAACATTATTTAAAGCAAAAAGTTTATTCAACTCTTTTTGATCACTAATGCCTGTGCTTACATTATTAATCCAAGTATTCATAAAGTTAATACTTGCAGGTGTCTTTTTAACAAATACTATTCCTGCATTAATTGGGTCATCTCTTTCATTTGACTTAGGTTTACGCATAGTTACACCAAAGTCCCAATTATCTTCTAATATTTCGTCTATACGACTCCACATTATTGCATCAGCATCAATCCATACAATTACATCGTTATCGTTAGCATTATTTAATGCATCTAATATCATTGCAGGCTTACAGGGTATTTTAGCACCTATACTATCGCTAACCTTGCCTTGAAACGGTGTTCCGTAACCCAATCCACCTAAGTCGTAAACAGTAGTTTCGTACCCTAATGTTTTTGCAGAACGATATGCTACATCTACCATATCTTTAAAATTCTTATCAGCTGCTGTAATTACTTTAATCATAATACTTGTTTTACTTTTTTACCTTTAACAACAACATTGAATCCTCGTTTCTCTTCTTCAAAAGGAAAATTATTACGTGTTAGATATTCTGCAAGACAACTTTTGTATTTGCTGTTTTTTAACTCAGGAGTTAACCATAAAAATTCTTGCACTAACTGTCTATCTAAAAAAGGATAACGTGTTTCAATTCCATAGTGTCCTGCAATATATTCTTCTTTATTAAGATATTGTATCTGTGTACCATCCCAAAAACTATGCCATGGCCAAAAACCCTCTAATGTATCAGGAAATTTACCACCAAACTGACTGTGTTTGTATATACGTTTTCCGTTAAATCCATAGTCACTAATAATTTCATCAGCACCTTGACCGCTAAAATATATTCTTTGATTATTTGTGTTAGCTCTGTTGCATATAGTTGCTAAACCTTGTACTGCTTGGTCGCCCTTTATGTTGTAATTTCTATGTCCATCATCATATATGAAATCTTCACATTGGACAAGTTCTGCTTTGCGTTTATTAAAATCTGTAACACTTAGTGTTATACTTTCTGTGCTTGGTAGTATGTCAAAACGTGCTTTCATTATGTCCGGATTTTCATTGTTAACAATACTGTAGCCCGTAGCTACAACACCTTGCTTGTGTAATTCGCAAGCAATGGCGCCGCTATCAAATCCGCTACTAAGTCCTAAGAACATTCCGTGTGTAGTATTTTGTGTGCGCTTCTTTATACTGTTACTAAATGCTTCACACCAATTATCAAAACTATTATTTTTTTGTGCAATATCAAATTTAAAATTATTGTATTGTCTTAATATTTCTAATGTGTCAAAGTTATATACTTGCGTTTTGTTTGCATATAATTTTTTACCGTTTGTAAATCCCAATCCTTGTAGTTGACTATTATAAGATGCTACACAAAACTTATCTCCCTTAAATTCATACCAAAGAGGTTTGCATGCAAAAGTGTCTGTACTAATAATTAATTTACGTAGTTTATAGTCTATTAAAAAGATTGCATATTCGCCATCTAACATATGACAAAATTTTTCTCCATATGTATTATATAAATCTACAATACATTCGCCGTCGCTTGAATAGTTTCCAAATTCTTTGTAGTTATATATTTCGCCGTTAAAGACAGCAACAACATTATGTTTCTTAATAGGTTGAGGAGTCACTTCACCTGTAATATGCAACAAGTTGTGCAGATACCAAACACCTTCTTCGCACTGTTCTACTGTGGTTAGATCAGGGCCGCGGTGCTGGCACTTTTCATTTGATATTTTTGGGTTAATATAATTAGTAGCTGCAAATCCACACATGCTATTTTTTCAATCTGTTTTTATCTTTTTTATGTTTACCGTCAATATACATTCCGCCAATAGGTCCTGGTAAAACATGTATCTTAGAATGTAATTTATCTGCATCTATAAAGCCATTGCCTATCTTTCTTACAGCGTATAAACGCCAACGAGAGAGTTCTATAGTTCCTAAAAATTCGTAATCTGAATTCTCTGTAATGTTGTGCCAGAAAGGTAAATCATAATAATATTGACAATGGCCGCGTTTTGTAAATTCAACATCTGGACCGATATGTATTGCTACACCGCCAATTTTCAAACTGTTGTGTACATTTAAAAATGCAGTGTGTTGTGCTTCATATGGTTCTACATGTTCTATAGTTCCTGCATTAGTTATTACATCAAAATATTCTTTGTATTCAGTAAAGTCTTCTAGCTTCGATAGATCCTTTACTAATGCTCCGTCTAAGCCGTTTAAGTCAACAGAAGTATGTTCGTATCCTAATCTTGTAAAATATGTCTTTCCTGTAGTTTCGGGTATTTGCTTGTCTGGACGTATAACTTGATTCCCAAGTTCTAACATCTTTAATCCATTTACTGATTTATATACCTGGCCTATATGATCGTTCATCCAGCGTAAGTACGAAGTTCTGTAACCCATCCTGCTATTCCTTTCTTATAAAAAATAAACCACTTTCATTAATATGCTTACCATTTTCATTGTTCTTTTTTGTGCCAGTACATAATTTTCTTATTTCTGTTGAATCTTCTTCCATCCACGTAAAGCCACGATCTGCTAAATGGGTAATCCAATATTCTTGCCACTGACAGTTTACATGATGATGACCGCGTTGTCCAGGAACGCCGTGCGTCATAAAGATATATTTGCCACAAGTTAATGTTTCTAATAAGTTATTAATATACTCTTCACTTACATGCTCTACTACCTCAATGCAATTTACCATATCTATTTCTATAGTATAACTACTTTCTGTAAGGTCAACTTTAGTCGTTGGATATACTGCATTGTCTACATTCTTTTGTAGGCCTTCAATAGCAACAGAAGTTAATCCTTGCTCAGCGAACCATTTTGAGTGATGACCGTATCCACTGCCTACATCTAGTACAGAGCTAATGTTATATTTTTTTATTATATATGTCCACGCTTCAGGAGCAAACGTGTGTCTGTTTAATTCTACATTATTACCACCTAAATGTGGTTTAGTATCATCTAGTACTACTTCTGCCATATAACTTGCTCCTATATAATAGTTATCACGATTGATAATAGTTAAAATTATTTCTTAATGGAAGTATTTGTTCTAAGAAAAACTTTTTTTCTTTATCCCAATTATGTCCTTTTTTGCGTTCGTCTTTTTTACGTTTTCTAGCATAATTGTAAAATGTGTGGGTTTGTTTAAAATCAAAGCCAAATATATTTACTTGTTTTGGTTTAACATATGTAAGAAACCATATAAATGCAAGACCTATTGAAGGATTTGCATTTTTTTCAAATTTACCTAAATCAAATAATCTTTGTAAAACAAAATTAGGAATAGTATATACAGATTGATCGACAGTACTGTGTTCATTTAAATAAATCTGCATCCAATTTACATTTTCTTTGTAGGCAAATAAATCTACAGAATTTGCCCAGTGATCATTATTATATACTACCCAATCAGTTTTTGACCCATGTGTAATAGTATTTTTATGATCTACGCCTAAGTTAAATCTTATAACAATATCATTTGTATCTATAAGATTACCGTAGCCTCCTGGAGAATTAGTGCTGTTATATAATGAACGTGCATTACCTATAACAGCAATTTTTTTATTATAGAATAGTCGAAATAATTTTTTATGATGTATGTCTATATATGACATTATAACGTAGCATCTTCCATGCCCGCTACTCTAAGTTTTACAACATTAGTAATTTGCCATTGCTTTTGATCAAGTGCTTTGAGTACACCTAACCACTTGTTACGCATTAATGCAAACTCGTTTATAATTTTTTCGTAATCAACAACATCTGCTTCGCCGTCTACATATTTTTCTACGTCGCGACTAGATAATGCTCGCTGGTAATTTTCAAGATATTTTTTAAAAAATGAGCTACGCAACCTACGTAGCTCAATATTTAAGTAATTTAGAATTGCTTCTAATTCTTGAAGTTGATTAAAACGCTGTTCAACAATTCCTGGCATCATTGCAGCCGACTTTTCAACATTACCTACAAGCTTGCATTCCGCTTTTGCTTGCACAAGCTCTGTTTCAAAGTATGCTACTGCATCTGGAATTTTTGAAATATCACGTGATATTTCTGAATACCAACCCATTAATTATTCATCCCAATCATCAAAGTCTTCTTCCTCGTCACTATCATCAAAATAGTAACCAACTGCTTCGTCTAGTGCGTAGTCGTGTCCTATACATTCTTTCAATGTTTCATCTGGTATACCATAATCAGCAAGCAGATCAACAAATCTTTCTGCAACTACTTCTATTTGTTTTTTGTCGGTATACTCTTTGAACATTGTCCAAATATCACATATTTGTTCTGTATCCATTAAACCTTAGTCCTCAATTGGTTGTAAGTCAAGTGCCTCTTCTTCATCCACGGCTGTCGTGTCGTTATTTACCAATTGAGTCTCTTTAGTTAAGTATTCTGACATAAGAAGATCAAGTTTAGGACCGAGCCACTGCTTACGGTAATCAAGATGTTCATTGCCGTCCAAATCAACATATTTAAGTCTGTTGCCTTGCTTAACTAATAAGTCTTTTGCTTCAAACAATTCAACTAGACCACTATAAGGATTCATACCAGTTTCGTATGGAATCTTTACTTGTACACCTTCAAACGGTTTTGCATAACGAGTTTTCATAACTTTACAGCCAGCACGGATTCCCATAACTTGACTGATCTTGTTACCATCTTCGTCTTCTTTTAGTTTTAGTTTCTTCATTGCAACAACAATACTTGATGCATAAATGAAGCCTTGTCCACCACTGATCTTG